CACGCTACGGGTGTTTCCCGTAGCGTGTTATAGCTGACCTTTTGATTTGGTCGAGCTTAAGTTGTACGATTATTTATGCTAATTCTTTGTGAAAAGCAACCGAGTATCTGATTTTTCATATTTCGGTGCCACGGCACTTTTCCAAAGTCTTACCATTGTAGTTGTTTGACGATATTGTGTATAATCAAACCCAAGACTTTTGTCTTAAGATATATTGGATTTTAATCTAGCTGGCAACAATTTTGTCACCAGTGAACCAAAACGATGGTGTGAATTTTTTGACATTAATTCAAGTCCATGTCTTCTTTCTTTGAAAGAAGGATATACTTCCAATTGCTAAAAACCTTGCTAATTTAGGTACGAGCAGAGCCGTTAGCTTTGCCACCCTTCTGTACTGTCAATTCGAAAGGGTAATAGTCGAATAGAATATGCCAGAGAACTGGACGTTATGGGATCGCACTTTTAGTTCGAATCCTGCGTCACGCAGACGCCAAATTTAGTTTATTTAACCCCCCTGTACCAGGTCTGTTTAGTAGTTAGACTATACCCCCCCTCTTATGTTCTTGAGGTTGGGGATACAGATGCTGGGACTGGCCACGGGACTGCATGAAGGATACATTTTGTAGTGAGAGCTACCTAGGAAGATCGACGTATGTCCACTTGAAGAGCTTGCTCTAGTGGGTACGTGGTGAAAGCTTCATGTATGTTAGCCTGAGGAAGTTTCTACGATCTTGGGAAGTAGCTTCCTATGAAGGTTAAACTAGTTGGGATGAACTCCAACCACCTACGTGGCGGCTCGTTTGAGCGTTTTTTCCCTCAAGGTCACACCTAAGGGAGATTTCGATCAAGCGTATTTGGGGGAACTTTTATTTAATCATGAAGTTCTCTAAATATGCATTATCGTATCTCTCTATCTCTGGCGCAATGGCTAGCGCCCAAGAGCTTAAAGTAAAAGCTAGAGATGTTAAATATCAAGGAGGAGTTTTCGCCCAGGCGGGTGTTATTGATGAGATCCGTGAGTTCCGTGAAACAGCCGGAAAAGTAGGATCTTTGTTGAGTAAGTTATCTGAAATGAAGGAACGTATCCAAGTATTGATGAGGATGCAAGCAGAGGATGATTTTGTTGAGTCGATTGTTTCACGAGTTGAGTCATTGATTTTGTTATTATATGATTTATCAACACGTGAACGTTTGGCAGATATGATTGTCCCTGTTGCTATGTTTTTGAAAACTTGGATTCCTAATCAATCGTTATTTCTGAAGATCCATGATATGATGGTGACGATTTTGACAAAGGATTCGGATGACAAAGACGTCAAGTTGGAGGGCCAGGCTGGCTGGTTTGAGTCTAACTGGTCCACGTTGACAGAAGGACCCTTCGGAAAAAGAATAGGAGGTTTAATTTCGTTGTTGATCATGTCAGGGATGTTACCTAAGGATTGTCAATCCGTTATTGGAAAGGAATTTTATGGTGCATTCCATGTACATGCCATTAAGCGAGATCACCCTTCTATTTTGCACCACATTTTTTCCACTATTGACTGGATGATTGACTCAGTCATTCCCGCTGTGCGCAAGGATGATTGGTCATTGCTTATGCATGATCAGGATTTCTGTGATATGGATGAGCGTTTTCGGAATTGTTTGGAAATGGTGCATCTGAATGTGACTGGTGGAATGGATTCCGCGATGAGGAAATTCGGCGTGAAAAATGAAGCAGCGATTATTGTCTATTTGACTGAAGTCACTCATGAACACTCGGTGATTCATAAGACTACGAAAGACAAGAAATTAGCTGCTGAAATGCACTCCCGAATTATCCGTCTCAATAAGCTTTCAAATGATGTCCAAGCCGGATGGCGTGCAGCTGGTCTGCGCGTTAAGCCGTATGGTATTTTTGTTTGTGGTCCATCAGGTATAGGGAAGTCCATCATCATGAATCTAGCTTGTCATGTTGTGTGCAAACATAATGATTTACCCGAGGGTGAAGAATATTGGTGTACAATTAATGGCAATGACAAGTATCAGTCAGAGTATAGGTCGCAGCATATTTGTGTGATCTTTGATGATGTTGGAAATACCAAACCTGAAAGGGCCGATGGCAATCCATTATTTATCCTTATTCAGTTTATCAACACCATGCATTGTTGTGCACTAAGTCCTGAAGCTGAGAAGAAAGGAAAGAATGATATTCGTGCAAAGGTTGTCGGAGTGACATCCAACACGGATCACTTGCATTCTGCCTTTTTCTCAGTGAATCCTGCGTCTATCATGCGCCGCTTCGAAGTTGTGATCAAGCCTCATTTGAAGCCTGATTGTGCTAATGCAGAAGGCACTTTGGATAATAGATTTAAGAAGGATATTTACCCCGATGCGTGGGACTTCTCTGTATATCGTGTTAAGATTGTTCGCAACACGATGGATGAGATGGCTGACAATTATGTGTTCGTTCCCTATGGACAGAGGATGAACATTATTGAGTTGATGGAATTTCTTGCCGCCGATTCAAAGAGACATTTGGATGATCAAGACATGATTGTTTCTAACTCTAAGCATTTACACAAGCGTCCTCATTGTAGTGAGCATCCCCTGTTCACTCACCCATGTGTTAAATGTCGATGTGAAGGAAAACAGTGTTTCAATGCTGATGGCAAGCCCGTTGATGAGAATGATGTCCCCCTTGAAGCTGAGGATGATGTGATCAATGTTATGGCTGATTATTTGGATGCTGAGGCGGAAAAGAGACTCAAGGAGATGGAGGAACGTGAATTGTTAGCTAAGAAGACTCGAGAATACCATCAGGAAATGATGGAGGATAATGATCGACTGGAATGTCAAGCCGGACCTTTCTGGAACCCGAAAAAGGAAGTCGACCCTTCTCCATACCTTCAGTGCGACCCCGAAGGCAAAGACGGGATTACCCGTCTTTTGCTCGAATCTGAGGAAAAGGAAGAAGAGTCCTATCTATCCCGAATTAATAGGCTTGTAATGCAAGGGTGCAATTCATGCGCACCACTTGTGCGGAAGGCCAAAGAAATTGAGGTAGATACCTGGATCAAGGTCCTAGGAGCGTTTGCAGCAATGGGCCTGGCTGGGATGGCTATGAGTCAATTCTCTAGGCCAATTCAAGGCCAGGGTGCCATTCTTTCGAAGATCCAAGCTGCTGGCCAAAATCCTCAGACGTTTGTCGAAAAAGACAACAAATACCAGAAAGTTTACACCCAACACAGTCCAGCTCCACGAGCTAGTGTGTCTTCAAAAATTGATGATCTTGAGAGAGCAATAGACAACAATTTGTATGCTGTTGTATATCAGGAAATTAATGAGGAGACATATGAGCCTATTGGAAAAAGGTTTTGGTGTAACGCTTTTCCAGTTGAAGGAATTGTATGGGCCACTACAGCCCATCAGTTCCAGCGAGGTAAGACCTATCTAGCTAGTTTTCAACGTCATCCTGGCACTGGAGTGAAGAAATTTGATGTTATGTTAAACGAAGCTAATCTGCGGTGGGCAGATGATGCGGATATCGTTTTTATGGAAATTCCGGATGGTGGATCCGTTAAGCCGTTCTCTAAATTCATGGTGGATGATCTCTCCAATTTTACAGTCGAAAAAGGAGCCCCCATTTTCATTTACCATCTACATAAGGAGTATGCTTTCGGTGAGAAAGAACATCGAAATCCTTCCGACATGAAAGAAACTTCTAAGATAGAAGAGATAAAGAGAGAAAGCATGAGTTTCCAAGGTGTGCCTGTTGGTGATTATGATTTGATGAGTTTCAAGGCTCCAAATCATGCAGGCAAGTGTGGTTCAATGATTTTCTTGGCGGGGCGTAATCCAATTCTCATTGGTATGCATGTCGCTGGTCAAGGTGATCGTAGTGCTGCTGCACTTCTGGATCGAACAATGATTCCTACCTTTGAAGGCGTTCAAGTAGCTTCCGAGGAGGATTTACCAGAGGTTCTATATGGAAGAAGCTTGGAGGTTGGACCTCAAGTACACCCATGGAGTCCGGTACATTATATTGACGACCCAGATGCAAACATCAAAGTGTATGGTCAACACAATTTTCCACTGTCGCGATTTAAGAGCGATATTGTGGAGTCACCAATGTTGCCTGCACTTAAGGAGAAGCTTGGCTTTGAGCCTACACACACTGCACCACCAAAGAAGGGAGCTATTCCATCTCGTAGGAGACATTTGTTGAATGTGAGCAAGAAACTCCCTCCTCCCAATCCAAAGTACGTCAAGATGGCGATTGCTGACTTTAAAATGAAGTTATCTGAAGTGGTCTTCAATGAGAAGTTTATGCAATTTGTCCATCCTATTCCTTTGGAGGTGGCGCTTAGTGGTGAGCCTGGAGTTAAAGGATTTGATCCCATCAATCCTAAAACTTCAATGGGTTTTTGGTTGAACTCTCCTAAGTGGAAATTCTTCGCGAAAAACAAGTTAGAGGACATTGTGGGTCTTGATACAGTTAAATTTGTTACACAAGAGGTGATTGATGGAAAAACTGTTTACAAGTACACGATTGAATTTGATAAGGAGAAGTTTGATGTAGAAGCCGAGCTTGAGGAGGTGTTGGAGAAATTCGCTGATGGTCGTCGAGCCAATCTGATTTTTCGATTAAATCTCAAGGATGAACCTGTTACGTGGAAGAAAGCAGAAGATAATAAAATTCGTGCGTTTGCTGGTGCGCCAGTTACGATGGTTATTTTGTGTCGTATGCTTACTTTACCACTTATCAATATGATGTCGCACTTTCCAGGTGTCTTTGAGAGTGCAGTCGGTATTGATGCTACAGGTAAAGACTGGGAGTGGTTATACAAGTACATGAGTCAGTTTGGTTTCGATCGTTGTGGTGATGGTGATTTCGAGAAGTTTGACACTTGGTTGCGGGCCAATTTCACAAAGGGATCTTTTGATATCATCCGAACTATGCTTGAAAAAGCTGGTTTTGATGAGACGTTGATCGCTGCTTTTGATGGACTTGCAACTGAAAGCATGTTTCCCATATATGAATCTGATGGCTTGATTTATGAAGCCTTTGGTTCCAATCCTTCAGGACACTCTCTCACTGTGATTATTAATAGTTTGTGCAATATCCTTTACATGAGGTATGTGTATTATTCATTACACAAAGTGAGTGAGCTTGGGAAAATCAAATTGTTCCATGAGGTTGTCGCACTGATGACTTATGGGGACGATAATGCTTTCAATGTGTCTCCTGAAGAGAAGAAGTTCAACATGCAATCTGTTCATGCTGAATTGGCCAAGATTGGAGTGGGATATACAGATGCGAATAAGAAGAAACCAGAGGTACCTTTCAAGGAACTGAAGGATATTTCTTTCTTGAAAAGATCCTTTCACAAGCACCCACAACTTCATAAGGTGATAGGTGCGTTGGAGAAGGAATCCATTTTCAAGTCGCTTTCAATGACCCACAAACCAAAGAAAGGTCAACGCGAATCGATGGCCGAGATTTGTGCTTCAAACTTGAATGGAGCTTTGAGAGAGCTGTATTTCCACGGTGCCGATGAGTACTACAAGTATTTGCCAGTTTTTCTCGACATTGCTCGTGAGACGCGAGATCCGGAAGGTCATAAAGTCATTGACTATTTCAAGCCTTTTACAGAAAGTGATATAAAGGA